AACGTTATTGCCGAAGGTTGTGTACTGATCTCCAGAGTGTCTCATGTCGGGCATTACCCCTTCAAAAGTGACCCCAACGTCCTCATAGAACTGGCACTTGAATCTGCCGGCGGTAGATTCATCCACCAACCTGAACACCTCATCAGGTCCTCCGTATTCCTTACCTTGGTACACGGTGCCGGTAAAATGCGACTGCGCGGCGAACTCACGATACACATGCTGCTCCACATCCAGCACAGGCTCGCGAATCCCCGCATCCCATCGGTTCCCATCTGCACAAATCAGAACGCACAGTATCCCGTTGCTGACCAACATCCAATTGTCGTCTCCGGCCACAGCAATGAACGCGCCGCGTCGCCCGGCGAGGTCACTGTAGGCACGCGAGGCGCACCGTGCAAACCGCTGAGCTTGAGACTCAGCGGCGAAGTTCGGGTCGAGACCGGAATTAACCAGTACAACAACCGAAAACCCCGCACCAAAAGGAAATGTTGAGTGCTCTCCGTCCCACTGCTTATTAAGGCACTGGGACAAAGAATAAAAGAATGGGCCCTGTATCACCTTCACTCTCTGATCTCCCGGCGGCGAAATGTTGCGCGGATCCTTCAACTTTCCGATGAAGTCAAACGAATGGTTCAACTCCTTCTTCAAGAAAAGCATGCAAACATATACCACGTCGTCAGTTCCGTGTTCCAGTATTTCCCTAAGCTCGCGTTCATTCTGTGCCTGCACAGCTCCAGAATAGCGTGAATTCCACTCGCCGAAATCCTTCCAAATAACGGCTCTGTAGTCAATCATGCCATCTAGGGCGCGTCGCATCTCCCCACAGAACCCAATCTGGGGGTAGAGGTCGCGCTCATGCAAGACACGAGTGCGCAGCGCGACGGCCATGTTCGTAGGCACGTCGGCTTGCATTCGGGGAATCACCGGATTAAAGATGATAGTGTTTGGAAACACACAGGATTTTTCCGCGTTGCCATCAAAGCCCGTCAATTGTTCAACGGTCAAAGGCACACCTTCTGGCCAAGTCTTGATCCTAAGCTTGGCCAGAGCCTCTTCCTTGCCCTCAATCTTACACAAATCGGGCAATGCATCAGTTTTGGAAACATAACCGGGCATTCCGTCATCCGACAGAGGCCCGGGCCTTGTTGACCCATCACACTTGAGCTGAAGACTAGCAGGCTGCTCGGCCGCGCCACTCATATACACACAGAGCGCGTTCCAAGCAGAGTGAATACAAACCCGCTCCGCCCAACTCAAAGGCGCCATAGCGCAATGCATCCCAAAAGGCGGCAGTCGTCGACAAGCCACTTCCAGTGGAGTACGCCCAGTGAGCAGCTCCCCCGCTGACGTCCAGATCAATTCTCCGGCCGCAAACGAGTAGCTACCCACATGTGGCATCCCATCCATCACCTTGCCAACATTCGCAAAACCGCCATCAATTCCAACAGCCGTCGCGAAGTCAACCAGTGACTTCTGGGTCTCCTCCACCAGTGGCACCAACCCACACATAGTTGCATACACCGCCACACACATCTGGGAACGATTGTCGACCAACGACATCGTCCCTGTCAGAAGGGAGGTGAGGACTGAACGCCACGACAACGTCGGCAATGCGGGCTGCCCAGTAGCCAGTCGAACCGTGGCCGCAAACTGGATCTCCCTCCAAATGGAGGCGATCACGCGGCTAGGAGCCTTAGCTATTCTGGTCAGCAACGATTCCGGGGCCCGAAGGCTCACGGCACGCGCAGCTCGACGACGAAGGTACGTCAGCACCAACAGCAAAAATGGTACTGCCCCAATCAGTTTGGGGAGAGACGTGAAAAGCGCCGCCCATGATTTCAATGGAGGCAACACGTCCAGAAGACTTCCACGACTGGTGGTTGTCGTGTCGACGGTAGGGTAGAACCGCTCATTCAGCCTGGCTCTCTCATCTATCGTCTTGGGAGGGAACATCCAGTTCCACAGTGTGGCACGCGCCTTGGCTTGCTCAGTCGACATATCCACAACCTCTACAGTTGCTTCAATCACCTCCTTAAAGGTCTGCACATCCGGGGTTTCAACTTGCGCCGCCACCTTTCGCCGCGCAGTACTATCACTCCCCGTTGTCGTCGGCTTGAGAGCCATAGACTTCAACGTCGCTTCCACTGTCGCCCGAGGGCAGATAGTGTAGTGGCATTCCTCCAAACCACGCATCACTACGTAGTCCGGGGTAACCACAATCACTTTCCTTCGGGACACCTCCTGGTCAAATCGGTACACTCCCTGTCGCAGGCCCGTGGCGGCCCAGTTCCAAAACTTCCCGTCGATTCGAACGGCCTCAAACGATCCAGCCGGCGCTCCAGCCGCCAGCAGTGTCAACTTCATGATACGCTGGGTCCCAAACTGAGGGCCCCACTCACGAGCGACAACAGCATAGCGGACTCCGCCCACTGTCTCGTAGAAACCGCCTAACGCGATCCATTCTTGGTACAAGTCTGGCTGAGAGTCGTTGTTCCCATCGATTGACCT